CTCAAGTTCTAGGGAGTCCCATTCTTAGACAGAGAACAAAATTGCGGCGCGTGGCTGGCGTCGGCTCTTCGGAGTGCTACTATAAGCCCCGGATGGACTATACTCGTTTCCGTTCGGTTATTCCCAAACCCTGTGCTTGCTGCAATGCTAAGGAGTTGAGTTTCCTGGAGCGTGCGCAAGTGGATTCGGAGGAGGCGCATTGGATCTATGAGCTTCCAGTTCATGGTCACTGTAACAGATGTAAGCACAACTACGTCAAGAGGAACTATTATGATATTGCGTTCCTCCTTGTTGGTTTGACGATCGTGTTGTCTTACCTCTGTTGTTACCGCTCCATTGTTTTTAGTTGGTTGTGTTTCGGTTATCAGTATTTCCGACCCAACCCTACTGATCGAGTTGTCAGAATTCCTATTCCAGTTAAGACTGTTGGGACGGTGGAGCGATCAGTGCATGCTGCTTCCGTTGCTACGAAAGGTTCAGAGTTCCGAGCTCACGGTACCTTTATCCATCACCTCTCACTGAGTGAATGTTATAGTGAGGAGCTAAAACAGTCGCTGTGCGTCTGGGCTCCTGCAGCGATGATGGCTTTCTGGGAGAGTGATGAAGGGGTTTCCCGCTCGTGGTCTGATGGCCGACCTGTCGTATGCACCGAACCACCAGAAACAACCGATACTCACCAAGGCAATCCTGACGTCCAGAATGGTGAGATGAAGGGCACCAGACTCTCTGGTGATGAGTATGGCACGGAGACCCGTGTCAAGACCAGAGCTGCTGAAGAAGGTGATGGTACCCTTGCTTACCAGATTGGTCCAGATCTGATTCCCACAGAGGTCATGGCATCTACTGAGGGTAACCTGAAATGTGGGCTTGCTAAGAGAGTGCAGCCCCTGCAGTTTAGAGCCAATAAGAAACTCGTTAGGCGTATCGAGAAGACCGTTACTAGCCTCATTGAGAACGTGTTCACTCCTGATCGTATCAGGAAGTGGCGTGAGGAGAACCCTGAGTTTGACGAGTTTAAGTCCAAGAAGTGGGATTCACGGCGATGGAGACATGGAGTCGAGGAGTGTTTGTCTGATACTCATGCGAAGATAGAGCAAGAGTTTCAGATAAAACTCAATGAAGCATTACCAGCTAAGGGTAAGGCTCCTCGGCCCATTATCCAGTGTGGCGATAAGGCTCAAGTTATGATGCAGTTACCAGTGAAGTGCTTTGAAGAGTTACTCTTCGAGACTTTTGAACTGGCCAGCATCAAACACTGTCCTAAACATGACGCTATGGCTCGTGTCGCTAAGCATTTGCGTCAGAAGGTATGTTGTACCGTCATTGAAGGTGACGGTTCTGCTTGGGACGCGTGTTGTAATCCCAAGATTCGCGGTATGACTGAAAACCGAGTTATACAGCACATTATAGAGATATTGGGTGAAGACCCTGAGGTGCCGCGAACTTGGATGGACGCCGTGTTGACGGATATGGAGAAAACACAACTTAAGGGGAAGGCTAAAGTTGAAGGTAGAAAGCTGGTCTCCCCTATACGAGTTGTGATTGACTCTATTCGTCAGTCTGGACACAGAGGAACAAGCTGTTTTAATTATTTCATCAACCTGGTGTGTTGGATTTGTGTGTTAGCTGAGGACCCTGATGAGGTTGTTAAGCGATTTATCCAAAATCCAAGCAGGCCTGTGTGGTACACATCAGTGGTTGATGGAAAGTGGTATACCCTGAAGTTCGCTTTCGAGGGTGATGACTCAGTTTTGAGCACTACCGAGAAGGTGAACGGGGAGGCCATTGAAGCTTGTTGGACTTCGATGGGATTCAGGATGAAACTAGTTTACGTTGAGCAGAAGATGACATTCACAGGTTTTGACTTCCTGTGTGACGATCGTGGTCCGGTCGGTGCATTTTGTCCTGAGGTCCCTCGTAATATTGCCTCTTCTTCGTGGACTTGCTCCAATTTGGTTAAGCAGGATCCGACGAAAGTAGGTGAGGTCGGTTTGTCCGCGATGTATGCGCGAGCGGAGAATTTCAAGGATTGTGGACCCCTGTGCAATTATTTTGCGCAGTTGGGCCTCGCGCATGCTAGGGCTTCTGGTGATACAGTGTTGGGAGAAGACCAAGCGTGTCAGCTTGGTGTGCATGCCACGAATTCAGTAGTTCGTGAGTTGTATCGTTTGGCTGCAGGCTGTGGTGTTTTAGACAAGAACATGCGTAAGTTGGTTAAGACCGTTGTCCCTGATTGGACTGATTACTACGAGTTGGCTTTGTTGTCTTGCATGTTCGATGATCCCCTTGACACAGTTACTGCAAAGAACGTGCTTCCTCTGAGCCTGTGGGATCCGAGGAAGTACGAGGAGGCCAGACGATGAGTTTGCATAATTAGCGGCTTGTAATTAAATAGGATTTTGAAGGTAACCTTTTGGTTATTCCGGGACTCCCCCCCTCGTTTGTCCGCGAGGGGATTAGAAGACCGTGGGCACCATCAGCGGTATTGGGTGTCATTTGATGCTGAGGGTAGGAGAGCACTCTATGGCTTAGTGGACCCCTCCTTTGTACTCCCCAGATGTGTTCTTTGATCACGGGAGGTAGGAGGCTCGCCACAATGAGCGACCCAGTATCTTGTAGGGCGACGAAACCCGAAGGTCTGACCTTATGGTTCAGTAGGCGTGGACTGCCATCCACGTTGAAGAGCTAGGCGCCGTACCGACGGCTGCAAGGGAATGTTAACC